CTAGTTAAACTCTAAAACAAAAAGCTTTGTAATTACATTATATTCTCCGTACGCATGACTAAAGGACATGTGAATAGGATCTCCAAAATCACCGAAAAAATCATAGTAGGTTTTTCGTTTGGGTTTAGTGAGTTTACACCTAAGATCCACTATCCTACGAAATATTCTAGTTTTTAATGACATCGTCTTCGCAGAGACAAAACCTTCTGCCATAAAAATCGATTCCAAAATCCCTGACCGGATCTTTCGCAATCGGTGCGGCACGTCCTCAGTTCATCTGTATTTTTGTAGGGGGTCATGTGGAAGCAACTGATCACGAAAGTTAAAGTTGTAAGCATAATAATTTTTCTCATTTTGTTTCCTCTTTTTTGTTGTTCAAGTCGTCAGCCCAGATCGTCGTCAAATCCAATGTCTCCCCCGACGGAACAGAGGAGATTTTTTCTTCCGTCGCCCATTTTTTAGAGTATAGAGCTTGACCCGCATTGAAAAGATCCAACTCTATGAGATCCGACAATTCCGATAACTCTTCCGAATTGAGAGAATGGAACGTATTATTTGCGTCTCTCCATTCCGGTATTTGAATTTTTTGTTTGGAATAAATAGATAAAGTTTTTTGAATATTCTCAAAATATTTCCTTCCCGAATCCCAGGTCGTATTTCGATAGAGAACGCTGCCTCGATAAGATTCGACTTGCGAATTAAAAATCTGTCCGTTTGTTGCACGAAGAGCCTCTCGTATCAATTTGTCGTCGGCAACCCAAACGGATTCAGTGTAGTTTTGATAAGTCAAAAAATTTTCATTTGAATCTTTCAGTGGTTCATCCTCAGTTTCAGTTTCCTGATCGATTTTATCCTCCCAACTGTAAAGAGTTCGTTCTGCCATCGTTTTTTTGTTATAAACCTTTCTCGGTTTGAAGTCTTGCGCGATTCCGTCTCCAATTTCCGCACGAAACGATTCTCCGATTTGCGGATTGTAGTGGATGGAATAGACAATTTCGTGTTGATCTGGTTTGAAATTTGCCCACGCCTCCAAACCTGTAAGCCGATTCGGATCGGTGTTCATCCAAATTACAATATTTGAATGTTTGTCGATTATATAATTCATTATTTTTTCCTATATTATGCCACTCTAACTTTCATTCGCACTGCTACATTGGCAGAAACTGTTTCGTTGCCTATCCGGGGCGTTCCGTTAGTCCCATCACCGATAGGTAATGTTGCGCTTATTGGAGTCCCTCCCCAGGTGCCACCACCTGGGAAATTCCATTGGCCCCCGAACCCAACGTTGAGTCCATACGCACCGCCAGAAACATTCCCAGGCGGGACGGAAAGTCCTTTTCCTTGCGCCTGATCCTGCCCCTTGTATCCAACCGGGCCCCCATCATAATTTCCCCCGGAAGCCTTGGCCCTAGTTCCATGAACTCCAGCACCCCTCACAGATATACCATTTCTATCTCGTATATTAAACGTGGTTGAACCATCCCCGAATCCGAACTCGGTATCAACCATACAGTCTCCTGTTTGATTTGCAGTTAGATCGATGATTGCACCGGTCCGAGTGGACGAAATCTGAAAATCGCTTAGCGACGGATTGCGAACATAATATTCTGTTAATGCTGTAATTCCACCGCCTGAAAATGAAAACTTGATCAGATCCCCTTCTATACGACCATGTGCAGAGACAGTGATTCGATCGGTAGAGGGAGTAATGCCGGAAACAGTTTTGTGGACCAAATTCCAAAGTGCGGAAAACGTAGATCGCGAAATGGCCTGTCCGTTGGCATCTTTGAAATAATTGGGATCCAATTGGTTGAGGTTGTCCTCTCTAACTCCACCGAGTGGGATCAGAAGTGAGTTTATAAGATTTATGTTATTCTGCCTCGTTGTTTCTTCTGTACTGATCCAGCTTTCAATTGCATTGAGTGCGCTTGTTATACTCGAACGCATCGAGCCGCTGAAACGACCGACTAACGCAGTCAAGGAGCCTACCTTACTATCCGTGTCCAACTTCACATTCGTAATCGAGTTGTCGCGTATATTGCCTGACTTGATACGACACAAAGACCGAAGATCATTCAAAATAGAAATTGCACCGTTTAAACTACGAATTTTAAAAAGAACTACGTCTTCTGAATCAGTAGTTTCTTTGAATAGAATCTCGAACGAGTTTTGCCGGTACGTATTTGCGTATCCGGTAGAATCGAGATAAGGGGAAACTTCCGTTTGAAACTTGTGACGTAGAACAACAAACGAGTCTAAGTTTTGTCGAGTAACAACTAAACCACTTTGCGCGGTTATGTGAATCCGTCTACCTTTGGAATCAAACGCGACAATCTCCGTAAGGTTGATTGTATTGGGAAGAGATCCGGGCGTAAGATCACCACCGGACAAAACTTCACCTGTGACGAGATCGGAAAATCGCTCTATGATTTCGTCTTCCATACGGTTGTGTTCGGTTTCAAAATCACCTTGAAAAACCGGCTTACCATTTGCCGGAAAATTCAAACCTCTTAAATTACTCATTATAAACTCCTAATATACTAACCAATCAATTTTGGCGCCTAACAACGTTTCAGACAAACGAGCTCCTTTCCAAGACTGTCCGTCTTCCGGAGTCGGAGAAGGACCGGAGGGATTTAGCTCCTCCCAGATTTCCCAAACGTTTCCGCCGATATTCACCGCATCTAAAATACGAATTAGATTTTGACGGGATTTTTTACTGATCGAAGCGATATAGATTCGGAAAGCATAAAAACAGTAATCACGAGATCCGAGGATGGTTCCGATCGGATCTCCCATTCTATATTTGAAATCAAAAACTTGTTCGACTGAAATCTGATCCGTAGAAAGTCCCGTGATCCTTGCGATTAGATTTTTCTTGGTAAAAAGAGTCGGCGGAAGACGGCGATACTCGGCTAAAAATAAAATTCTAAGATAATACGAACTATCCGATTCACCCGGTTCACGAGACAAACCATAACGAGCTCCCCACCAATCGAGGCCCTTACCATCTGCGGAATCTACCCAGATTTGTCTGTACAACCAGTTGGATCGTTTGAGTCGTTCCTGAATCACAATTAAAAATGCAAATAGAACTCGATACCAAAGACTATTGGAAAGGCCACCGGTTCCGTTTTCGTTCATAGAAACCGGTGAACTTGTAGTTTGACGAATGGAGCATCTTAAATTTGCCCAAACCAGGGAATTGAAATCGAAACGAAAACGACTCATGAATACACCGTTGCCGTAATGTCGAAACCAGAACCTTTAACCGCAAGGCTACCTGCGGGAACGGAAATGTTGTCTCCGTTGTCGACGTCACACTGAACTGCGTCCGGCAAATTTAAAAGGTTGGAACGAAGCGAGTTGGTAACAAAATCGTCCCCGTCCTTGAGAGAAAAGAAAAACGTATCTACGATATTTTCGAGCGTGATCGAATCCGGAATCGATTCGGCAGAAGCGAAGTATATAATAAAAACCTTATTAATTTCGATCGCGTTGATATTTTCGCAGACAACTTTTGCGACCCCGCCGGGATTTTTGCCTTCGCTATCAAAATGCGTTTCTACGATTTGCAACTGCGCGGATGAGATTGCTCCACTGGCTCCTTTGAGTAGAAGTTTTACAACTCCCGGAATTCCAATTGCTTTACTGCTTTTAAATATGGCTCTCTCTACAAAAGAAAATCCTAATGCTTCGCTTACGTACCACTCCGGAGTCCAAAGGGAAGAAGATTTGATTTCAGCCTCTTGCAAACGAGATCTTACACTTGCAATTGTTTCTCGGTCTCGCGCTACAAACTCAGGGATCGTATTTGGGTTATACACAACGTCACAGTCTTCGATATAGTCGATAATTTCAGAAATTGCGTTTTGGGCGACGTTGCCTTTCGTGCCGGGAAGAAGAGCTTCACAAATCACTTCCATCGTATGAAACCCTCTTGAATCTACGGGCGCTGTAGGAGGAATTTTTGATTCTTGCGTAATTTGAAACTGAATCTTATGATCCGCGGTACCTACGATTTTTCCGACGGGAATCAGAACTTCGTAAGGAACGGCTGTTTTAGAACCGATTCGGATTCGGTGTTTTGCATTAGTCGCTTCTTTCCATTCCAGACCGTAGCGTTTTAACCATTCGTGTAAGTCTTCTTCTTCCGCCGTGTGATAGTGGATCGCTTTTTGGAGGGCTACCAAATTTTGATCGATGAATAGATAGATTGCGTTTGCAAGAGACCTTAGAATCGTACTCGCTTTGGAGTCCCGAGTAAAATCATGGCTTTCGAAAACCTTAGAATTAGAAACGTTACGCTCGATCTCTCTCTGTACGTTTGATTTTGTAGTGTATAATATCATGAGTTCCCCCCAAGATTGAGAGAAAGCTCTTCTCCGGTTTTTAATCGGAAGTAAATGGAAAGTCCTTCTTTGAGTAGGGAAATCTTAATTGTGTCAGAATCGATTTGAGAAAATTGAGATAGAATTCTAAAAGCGTCATTCATCCTTTCTTGAGGACCGCTATCGTCGTCTTCGTAAAGATGCTTTCTTTGACGGCTGTAGATTTCTGGAAAGTCAATGTCGTCCGCAGGAGTCATGTCGAACGCTTCGATTACCATTGAACGCACGACTTCTATTTCCGATTCCGTCTCTGCAAAATCAAAAGTTTTTGAATCGAGTAGTAAGTCGGATGTAAGTGCGTCGGTTAAAAAATCCACAAAATAGAGGTTATCTGTGGGACAGAAGACCGCAAGCGATTCGAGTAATTGGTCGGAATGAATGTCCGCTATGTCGTCTATTTTTTTGTGCGAGATAGCCGACCGAAGTTCATTCTTCGACTTCTTTTTTAAGTTCTTCGATCGTATCCTGTAGATAATTTGTTACCCTTTTGAACGCCTCATCCGTTGCTATTTCTCTAAACCCTCGATACTTAACCCTTGCTGGATAAACAGAAATGACCTTTTGATCACTGCATTCGAAGACAAGAGCCCAGCCAAAAATGTGCAAGAAATGATTTACAAATAATAGTAGTCCGGTTGATCGAAACTCATCCCAATTTTTTTTTGTTACCATATCGTTCATTTTTATTCTCTTTTTGTTTCAAAATTCAAATTTGAGATAGCAAACAAAGTTACGTCTTTCCATATTTAAGATTCGAAACTTTTAAATCGACTGGAACCGAAGGGATGGGTTTCGAAGAAATAGCTCCGGCAAGTCCAGCTTTGTAAGATGCGCCTCCATCCATTGGAGTTGTAGGTGACGCTTGAATCGCGGTGTAGAGGGCTTGTAATGACGTGACGATTTCGTTCATCCAAGTTTCTAAAGCGTTTGTATCGACTCCGGAAATGGTTGCGTCCCCGACTTCGACTTTCCCTTTGAAGTTGATTTTGTTTTGAATGGAGTCTAACGCGACTTCTAAAGTGGGACCGTTTTTTAAAGTCAGCTTTCCTTCCGTAAGCTTTGCAATGACGGAAAGAAATTGAGAATGATCGATTTTAAAACCTTGTTCGTCTACTTCAATCTCACAAAGTTCGGCGATCTTTGTTTTGATTTTTGCGGTCTTGGTAAAACCGATCGCTATTGCTCTACTTGCGTTGTTGTCTCCGAAGAGAATAATACAACGACTTCCCGGAGCGGGTTTGATCGGCCAAAACCAGCGTATATTTTCTTTATTGGCGCCGTTGACTGTCGCAATCAAAAGGCCCGGTTTGCCGGAATCGTCCGGTTCTTCCTGAACACGAACGACCGTTGCCATCGTTGCCCAGTTGATTGTAAACTCACTAAAAAAGAGAGTAACTATATCTTGGGCAACGCTCATACAGCATCCTTGAATTTCACAACCGCCGGATGGATGATTTGTCTAAACGTTGCATTTTTAGCGGACCAAGTTTTAATCACTTTATCTACAAAAATGTCTTTCGATCTAAGTTTATCATCAGGATCAACAAACGTTATGATTTCTGAATGTTGTACCGACGGAACTCCGAAGGTCTCAAATTCTCCGACAAGACCAGTCCCCGCAATCTCGTGATAAATTTCCTCCGCTCTTTTTTTAAGTTCGGACAAGGAGATTCCGTCCAAGTCAAAAACCAACTCTTCACCGCCGTTTTCCGTGTACGTAGCCTCTTGCATTCTTCCGGTATCTATATTATAACTTCTTAATTTGACTTGGATCGGCCTACTTTCCCGCGTGGATAGATTGTCTTTGATTACGTTGTGACCCAATTGAAAGACTTTCTTTTTAGCGGGAGGTGAGATTTTCGTTGGATTCTGAACTACCAAAAAACTATTCCGAAAAAAAGCGTCGATTCCATATTTTTTTAGTCGATGAAGTACGAAAGCGGCGCGTTTTCCTGCGGTTAAAATATCATAACTTAATCGTATTGAAGCAATGGTTGGGTCAATTTTAGGAATTACATCCTCGGCGGAAATACAACGATTAACGATTGAAGGTATTGTCATCTTATCAATATTAAAATTTACAGTTTTGAGTTGAAGATCATACATATTGTCTCTACAAACAATTTCCAAAGGCATCTTTGGAGATATGCTCACAATTTTTCTTTCAAATTCAAGGGATTCTTTGTATCCTTCATACCAGGCCCACCAACGCACTAAATCACCTTTTTTGAATGCTTTGCTGTCATATCCTTTCATCTTAGGAAGCTTGATTGTCAGCTGAGAGTGTGGTTCCTTTCTTCCGGAAACAAGTTCGGCTTCCGAGATTTTGTGAAGAATTTTACCACCGATGAGTAAACGTTGTCTCATAATCAATGCCATGTTTTGATTCTCTCCTTAGAAGTTTGGAATGCTCTTCGATCTACGAGCGCTGGGATTGTAATCCTACTACCGATCAAATACCGAAGGATTTTTCGCCCGTTTTGATTTCGGATCCGTTCACTAAAATGTTCTGTAGAATAGTAGAATAAACTTAAGGACTCATAGCAGTCGTCTTCGAGCACAGTATGATCCAAGTCAGAAGTAGGAAGATCCATCCGAATTTTTAAAGCGATTCCTTCTTTTAATTTTTCAGGCCAATCAAAACCGATTTTTTGGATCAAGTGCGAATTCGAATCTTTCAGTAGCGGCCACAATGTCCAATCTCCCCAATAGAACGACGCGATTCTTTGGAGAGTATCGTTCTCTTTCACGTAATGGACGCGCTCGTTCATTCTGGAGGAGTCTCCAAGTTTAAAAGAGCGTCGTCACTAATTGCCTCAATTCGTACGGGAAGTTCAAAACTACGATCCTCATCGGGAAATTCAATTCGTGTTAAAGCGATCCAAATAATTCCGAGTGCGTTTACTTTAGGGTGTATAATGGAAACGCATTCTGTTTCTTTCCATTTTGAAAGAATATCGCGCAACTCAGAAAGAGCGCCTAACTGCATTCCGGTATTACTAACGAATTCAAATTCAATCGTAAGCTGCCAATCATGAAAACCTACAACTTCTTTAATTGTTCCTTCTCGACCGGGAACGGTTGTCTTGGAATAGTTTTTTTCCTGAGAGATCGTAACCTTTGTTCCCCGAGGGCAACTATAACCGCCGATTTTTACAGGATCTAAGTCACTCCCTGTAACCGCTAAAAAAGAACCGCCTGGAGCTGGGTCTAAAAACATTATTGAGTTCCTCCAAATTGAAGTGCGTATGGGGTCATAGGATTTCCTTGATTTGCTAATTTTTTGATTTCGTTTGTAAATGTATTTCCAACCCAATCTCCAGCGTCTTTGTATCCGGAAGAATTGTTCTGAAATGTCACTTTGTCGACGAGACTTTTGATCGTGATTTGAATCGCTTGTTTACCGGCTCCACCCGGATACCCTTGCAAGGGACTATTCAGTAAAGAAGGATCTAATTTAGGAATTTCTAATGCTTTGGAGTATTGGGCTTGATTGCTTAAATCAAGCTTTGCTCCTCCCGTTTGGGTCAACATCTTGTCAACGCTTCCCATTCCCTCTAAAACGGATTTTGTCGTGGAAGTTGCTGCCGGTTTGACATCGACGGTCTTTAAAGCTTCTTGTGTCACTCCGATCGCTACTTGATCACCTCCCATACCAAAGAAACTTTTTACGGCAACCACAGCTTTGTCGATCCATCCCGTAATTGCGGCCCAATTGTCTTTGATCTTTACTAAAGCCGCAATGGTCCAGCCGATCGGGCCGGTTAAAAGTAAAAGGGCCGATATTAGATTTTTGTGTTGGTTCCAGGCGTTTGAAACGACACTCGTCCATTCATTCCAATAGTAAACTGCGGCGACAACTGTACCTACCGCGAGCATAATTCCCGCAACGACCCAAGCGATCGGGTTAGCCCAAAGAGAAGCATTCAAAAGATTCGAAGCCCACGTAAGCCCGGTAGTCACTCCAGTTTGGATTGTCTGCCAAGCGGCTAAGGCTTTGGTTTTACTCGTCATGATACCATATAGAAACGTCAGGGCTTTCCAAGAGTAAATCGCAGTTCCTACGATACCGATTAACGCGTATTCTGCGACAGCTAACGCAATGGTCGCGGTTCTATTTGCAACTTTTGCCGCCCAGTTCTTTATAGTTGCTATGGTATCAAAAATTTTTGCAGCCGCCGCGGAACTCGTCACAGCGGTATACATTCCTACAATTCCAACGAGCGTAGTGAATGCGCCTCCTAAAAATAACGCAACGGATCCGCCAATTACGAGATAGGAAATAAATTTCCTGAGCCCGGGACTTTGGTCTAAAAATTTAGTCAACCCGGACAGCATATCCCCAAAACCTTTTACGATGGAAAGAATCGGACCGGAGGAAATATCTTGACCGAGACTTGTTTTTAAACTCTTCCAAACTTCCGATGTTCGATCCAATTGAGACGACAGGTTATCCTGGTTGATTCCCGCCATTTTGTTTAAGGCTTCCGCAGTGCCGCTTAAGTTTGCATTTTGGATTTCTCCAATTGAAGTTTTTAACTCTCCCATTTTGGGAAGGAGATTTTCAAGCGCGGCCACAGCTTCTTCCGAACCGAGCGCTTTTTTGATTTCGTTTCTTGCATCAAGCTTCAGAACCTTATTCCCTGTAGCCCGATTGACTACAAAGGAATTCTGATATTTTTGATTCATCTCTTCCAAAAGTTCGGGCATGGATTTGATTTGACCTTGTGCGTTTTTTGCGCTGAGTCCGAGTTTTTGAAATCCTTCTCCCACCGAACTTAAAAAAGCGCGGTAAGAGGTTCCGGCGACTCCCGGAAGCATCGTGTTTTGAAGCATTCCCAAAACTGCCATCTGCTCTTCGAGTTTTACACCCATTCCCGCCGCAGTTGCACCCAGCCCTTGCATTGCCGCTTGCATCTTAGCGCCGTCCGTTTTGAACTTTTGAACAGATAATGAAAGTGTATTCGCAAAACGTAATGCAAATGCGGCGTCCGATTCGTTGTACATCTTTTTAAACTGTGAGTGTGTCGTACCAAAAAGGTCCGCAAGTCCTGCAAAATCTCCTTTGGTTGCGATTGCGGCCTTACCCAATGCGCCCGCGACACTTGAAAGTTCGGCGGGGTTTAAAGTGGATACGGCGGACTTGATATCATAGATTCCGGACAAGAAGGTTTCTTGAGCGATTCCCATGTCTCCGGTCATTGCGCGCACTTCCGAAGAGATTTTCGTAACCTCGTCTTTGGTAACACCTAGCGATTCAATGTTCTTTTCGAGTTTACCGGCTTCGAGACCCGCTTCTATAAGAGATTTGGACATGTAGAGTCCGGCAGATCCGAGCTCCAACATTTTCTGTCCCGCTTGAACCATTCCCATCGAACGGTCAAAAAGTCTTGCGGACGCGGATGTATCGTCCATACTCTTTCGAACATTTTTCCAACGCGTCTCGATTTCACCGAGACGACTGGATACGTAATCCTTGAGACTTAAAACAACACCGAGTTCGAATGTATCCATTTGTACCTACTTGTAAAGGTAAAGCAAATAGACCGTGGACATATAAAGGTTTGTTACAAGAGGTAAGTATTTTAGGAATTTATTTTTATTAAACGGAATGACAATTAACGCAGGAATGATTCCCAGAAAAGGAAAGAAAGACCAAAGATGTAAGAAAAAATAGATCACTCCGGCAAACGGAATCAAATCGCTCGCTGTTGGATTTTTTGGATCAAAACCTTTCCAATCTTTCGCCATCTTTATCTATTCCTTTATCCTAAATTACAAATCCTTTGTAAACAAGATTATCACTTACCGAATGCTTTTGCGATTCCTTTAGCAACTCCGACTGCGATGATCTCGATAATCCTTTCTTGTGTCCACTGAACGTCTTTACTTCTTCTTGCAATTTCTTGTGCGTCAAACGGATCCGGAATCGGAGTCTCGGGAGATAAGAGACGAATTAAATTTTCAAACGCCCCAAATCCCGAACGAATTTCCGCTTCCCGATCCGCTAAAGCTTTTTTGAAACTGCCTCTTGGTTCAGTTTTGCCAGATCGAAAATCTTACGGCTGATTGAAGAGGCAAGCCCAGGAGCTCCGTTATTTGTCCAACTGGAAAATGTTTCAGAGCTTGGGTAGACCAAACAACGATTTACGAAGTCAATATCGGCTTCGATCGGATCTAACTTTTTACTACGCTCCGAAACTTTGGAAAGCGTCTCTCTGGAAGGAATTCTACACAGAATGGAATACTCGTCCACTTGAATGAGGTGAAGACCGCCCTTGTTGGATAAAAACTCTTTGATCACTTCGATTTCCACTTCGTAACGATTTAAAAAACCTTCATCCACCGGAATGTAATCTTTAGGAAGACTTGCGATCGCCTGTTGATAGTCGTCATGTTTTTGAGTACCTTGGATTTCCATTTTTTGATTCTCCTTGTAAAATATATTAAGTAAATGTAATAATCGGATAACTTGTGACCGCAAGATCCAGATCTGTCTCAGCAGCATCCGCCCCAGTCTCAAAGGGGAGGGAAAACTTTACAATCTTCGCCGCTGGGACGGTTAAAAGCAGAGTTCCTCCTTCCACCTCACAACGTGCAGTAATCGGAGAAGGTGGAAGTTTGAGAAGATCCCCACCAAAAGGGGTAGCGAGTTTGATCATATATTTCAACTCGTCGAGTTCGATCGTGGCCTTTGCCTGACGTTTGTAGGATTTTACAGACCAAGAAACCGGCTCCCCGCCCTTACCGAGCTTAAATGCAATGTCCGCTTCGTAGTCTAAACTAAATTTACTGAACTTGATCAACTCTCGGCCCAACATGTTTAGAGTGAAGTTCTCAAAACTTAAACTCTGCGGTAAAATATCTCCTGGATTTGGCATTTTGAATTTCTCCTTTTAGTTTACTTATGCCAACGCGAATTCAGTAGACCACTGGATCGCATCGATTCTGTCTTTGATGTACATCTTGAGAATCGCAGGAAGAATTTTTCTTCCGTTGACCGTCTTGATCGGTTGGAACTTGATTTCATGACCGGAAATCTCCGCTTCTCCTGCTCTCTCCATTTCGGAAGATACCTTCGCGTCGACCGTAGCCTTGAGATAGTCGAGGCCTCCGCTTCCGGAGTTGGTTTCCGTATCCGATTTTAAAAACGGAAGAGATTCGCGGTAAACGATCCGGTGCATTTTGTTTGCACGACGAAGTTCCGGAATGTATCGAAAGTCGGAAGTTGCGCCCGCCATGAGATTGTCACTTGCAATAAAGACACCTTGGTAGTCGGGATAGATTTGAAGAATAGTCAGACCCAAATCATCAAACGCAGTTTTATATCCTTTGTAACCTTCGTTCCAATAACGAATTCCTATGAAGGTTCTGGATTTGTTTTTGGCAACCCAGGCGGCACTAACGTTGACTCGATGAGCCGCAAGTCTCGCGCATAGAAACGTAGCGGCATTGCGCCATTCTCCGATCGCTTCAGCGAGTTCCAAAGACGCGTTCCATCCGCCGTTTGAGTTGATCCCACCTGAAATGTAACGCCCTTCCGCTCCGACTACGCACACTCTTTCATTTTCGAAAGAGTCCCACTCGTCTTGGATCCGAAGAAAATACGATTCGATCGATTCCGTATCGGTCTTTCTGTCCGTTTCCAAAACCGCGAAGATTCGGAAAAAATTTTGAGTTCTCATCTCTTCCAAAAGAACCGAAACGGAAATGGCAAATGAACGACTAACGCCGCCAAGATGGTGAAACCAGTAAAAAGGCGTGTTTCCTTGGTCTACGGTTTTCAATGCTTGGATAGCGAGAAGTCGACTTTGTTCGGAAGGACCAGGGCCCTTGATGTTAAACCGAAACGTATCTCCTACGTGAAACGTTTCCGCCGGGGTCGTGCCGTTTTGAAACGTTGCCGTAATTCCAGCAGAAAGCGCGACTGTTCCGCTTCCAGGAATTACGATCGGAGGGCCGAACGTATCCCCACCGTTTTCACTTTTACGATATTCCGCTGTTCCGAGCGCCCCCGCTTTAGAAATTCGAATTACAACAGATCGGTTTCCGACTGGAACTCCTGCTATGGTAGGGACATGCGCGGATCCGGTATTTTCGATATCAGGAATCACCGGGTCCACCGAGCCAGCTTGATCGTTTTCAGGTCGAACACACAGAACCGGAACGGGAACTTCGCCGAGCTCTTCGTCAAATTCTTCGAAGTGTTGTTTTAAAGAATCGACTAACTCCCCCCTGATGAATACGTTCTTTCCTTGCTGGTACGAAGAAATGAGGATAGGAGCATTTGCATCGCACCCTTCTGCTTGTCCGATTTTTGCATGAACCTTATCTTCATGCGGAAAACTGTTTCCGAGCCCTCCTGAGACGTGTGTGGTTGAAACTGATCCTATGGCCATTACTGTCCTCCTTTTATTATAATAACTTTATGAAATACGAATATACTATGACTATTCATCCGCTATATTCCTTCCGGAATCGGTCCTTCGATTTCTAATTGGATTCCGGCTAACGTCTCGTCTTCCTCGATCGTGTAGAGCCCGTCCTTAAAGATAACCTCTGCATACAGTTTGTAGTTTCCGGTTTCTTTTGCAGGATCATCCACGAGTCCGGTTTTTCCGAGACGAACCTCGATTGGAATTCCGTCCGCTGTTTTGATCCACGTCCGAAGGCTCACAAACAAAAGGCACTGATCCAAAATCCCACGATTCAGGATCGTACTTACAACGTCCGCATCCGGTTCATTCAGCCAGAAATCAACGGTGTATCTGAATTCCTGTTTCACATGACGCACCGCGTTTTTTAAAAACGCGGAATTCCCGCGAACGATTCTTTCTAAACGATGTTTGATTTTTCTTCCTAAAGTGTTTGTAGGCTCTGAGTATTTTAGAATCGCACACGGAATTCTTTCTTGAATCCCGTCCAAGGGCGGCTGGTACTCAAAAAAACGATCGGGCGGAATCAAAACAGTTTCTCCGATTTGAATCCCTTCCACCATTTCGCGGATGTAATCGATATGAGACTTTCTCATTTTTTGAAAATCTCCTTCAAGGCGTCCTTGAAATTTTGAATGATTAATTCTTTAGAATCTTCTAATGCAGGTCTGAAATAGGGTCGGGCCGGAATGTTTTTTGTCTCGAATCCGAATTCATGAATTCGAGCGTATGGAGAATTGGTTCCCACAACAACAGTGGAATCATTTTCTTTTACGATTTCAAAAGAAGAGGAAAGTTCTCCTTCCTCGATGAGAGTCAAAGGAGATTTTCCTTTCTTCTCTTTTCTTTCTTTGGTTGTTTCGGAAAGTTCCGGCCAACCGGATTTGTATTTTTGGGAACGAATCCCTTTCGTTATGTTCGCTTGTACAATTGCAGCGTTTTTGTCTTGGACCTTTGAGAGTTTGTCTTGTCCTTTCGAAACCGCGTTCTGAAGTACGGGGCCGAACGTATCCGTTACGGTAAGGAATTTCATACTTTGTTTCCTCCCGCTTTTGGTTTCGTTACTTCGATTCGAATCAAAGAAAAACCTTCTAGTTCTTGCACCGGGTGAATCGTATCGATTAACCATTCCGATCCGTCTTTCCCAATCCTGCATTCCGGTCCGATTATAGTTTCCAAGTCTTTCGGAAGAATCTGGCACACGGCGCGGTATTCTTGTCTTTCACCGACTTCGTTGTCGGATTCTGCATCCTTCCAAATCCAAACACAAGAAATGTCTTCGCTGCTCCTATACGTCGTTTTTTTAGAAGCATTCAGTCCGGAGGTCCCGAGAACTTGAGTCGGAGTTAAGATTTTGATTTTGGTTTGCGCTCCTTTTTCAAAAGCACGATCAAGCAAAGCCTGAATGCTCATTATGCAACCCCCGGAGTTTCAGAAGGTTGTTTTCCGAACAAAAGAAGATAAGCTTTATTACGAAATCCTTCTGCGATTTCTCCGCGTTCTTCCGCGCTCATTCGAGAACGTTTTACGCGCGTTCCTTCGCCGCCGCCGGTGGAAACTTCTTCCGGATCGAAAGTACCGTTGTATCCAAACTCTTCCACAATTTCGGCTTTGATGAGAAGGACTTCGGCTGTAAGAAGCGCTGGCGAATACAGCAGAGGCCCTTCATTCGGTATCGTAACTCCCCAGTAAAACATTCTTACACGGGCAAGCATCGCCGCAGACTCGAGGAACTCCTCATAGGCAGACGGGGAATCCCCGTCTCTTGTATCGGAAAGATCCAGGGTCTTTGCTTGGATCCTGAGTTGTTTTTTCAGTTCTGCGACTTTGTTTAACATTTTCTGAATATTCCGATTACGGCTTCTTCGTTTTGTAGTGACAGCTTGCGGAAAAGAGTTTCGCAAATGCGAAATCGTAACTGATTACGGTTCCTTCGATTTGTTCTCGGATGAACCGATCGCTTTCCACGAGTTGCCCTGCCGAATCTTCGTAAAGCTCCAAGGTTACGTCCTTGTTCCATGTCAAGATCGTATCGTCGTCCATGTCCGGATGAGTTTTCCAGTTCACTCCGAAGAAGCTTTCAACCTGACCGGTCTTCACGTATCCTTCGAGAAGGTTCATAGACTGGAACTGTTTGAAGTTCGTTTCGTCGGTGAGCATCTTCTCTAAAAAGTTTTTGGAAACGACTGCGTGAGTGAATTCGACTCCTTGATCTGCGGAAAGGAGAAGGTTGACTACATCGGAATATTTCCAAACGTTTGCGACAGTTTGGGATGTTTTCGCTTCCGTTCCCGTATTTCCGTCACCAGACTTAATAACTCGCAAAGCTTCTTTCGTAATTTGTTGGGAAAGTTTCCAACCGAAAACTTGAAAGATATTTTGAACCTTGAGAATTTGCATTCTCTTCAAAGACTCATACGTGAAGTCGATTTCGAGTCCTACGGGACTCGTTTCGATTGCTTTATCTTGAGTTTTGATTGTTGCTTTCGGAAATTTTCCGCCGCTTTCCTTTGCTTTTTTCTTCGCGGTAAGATCGGATCCCTCGATATCAAACGCTATGGATCTCGCCGCGCCTTGACTGATTCGAGTTTTCACGGAATGCGTATCTTCCAATTTTACCTGGAGTTGCCCCATGTTCATTCCGATGTAGATGTTCTGGTTTACAAACTCTGGAAACAAATACTTGGATTGGTTGGACGCTTTGATAAAGTCATCTACGGAAAACGAAGCTTCTTTGATAGGGACGTCATTCGCCATGAGTTGACGTTCGAATGCGGAAAGACCTTTTCCAGAAGGCGTTTCCGGATCGTATCCGAACTGAGTTTCTTCTTTTTCCATGAACTCGTTCATGGAGAGACCGGCTTTCTTTGCGTCGGAATATGCTTCGGCTTGTAAGTCGAGACGAACAAGTCCGTTGCCTAATTTTACGTGTGGCACTTTCTTTTCTCCTTAAATAATGCAGGCCATTTTTTTGGTTCCCGTATCAACGGAGATAACGAGAACTCGAGTTCCGGTCGCTGCGGTTTTGATCTTTCCGGTTCCGTCCGCTTGAATATTCAAGAAACCTAACGTCGGATTAGATCCAGAATACTCGTATTCGAAAACCCCAAAGATTTTTAGTCCGAGAATTTTTCCCTTCTCATCTACCGTTACAATTTGCCCAACTGGACAGGCCCTGCTCTATGACGAAAAATCTTTTTTGAATTTGATCGATGAATTTGGAATCAATGAACAGGCCATCAGGGATAGCTATAAAAATTTATGGCGATAATTTTTTATATACGATACATCCATAAGTTTTCAAGAGGAGATTAAGATGAAAATATTTATACCTGTCGAATTCAAATATATCGAACCGAAAATTCCCGAAGATGTCATTGATAATACGACTCTTCTGATTTCGTTCGTGCTTCAAGCGCGGTCCGCCTTTATCTCTGCGCTCAATGTTTGGTATAATAGAGAATACCCATTGAGTGACGCAGATACAAAGGAAGAATTTCAGCAGGGAGTTTTGGATATTTTAAAGAATCCTAATTTTTACGAAAGGGAAGTAACTCAAGCAGCAATTGATTACAAAGCGCAGGAAACTCGTGAGGAATTTTCATGAAATCACGACAGAATAAAACGACTTAGCGGACTTAACATAGGTGATAATATGGGATTCGATAGAAAATCTATTCTTGATAAAATCAATAAATTACTTGCTCTTTCCAATTCACCAAACGCCAACGAAGCAAAAAGCGTCGCAAAGCAAGCTTCTGATTTAATTCAGAAGTAAATAAGAATTTCGATTCACAGAGTGACGCATTTCAATCAGGTTTTGATGAATCTCTAAAAGTAAGTTTATCAAGGCAAGTAAAGGGACCTCTAAAATTATTGGGTTAAAAAACTTTGAAAGAATTCAATATCGAATGTCCACATTGTAAGAAAAAATTCGATTCGCCAGAGTCCGAAGCGATCCGAATGGCCCGTGTCGAAGATCAGTGGATGAACCACTGTGAGGATATGTTTAAAAAAGGTTGGCGTCCCGGGAAGTTTGAAAATCTTCCCGACTTCTTAAAGACAAAGCGAATCGGGTTTTATTATGAAAATTTAGAGAAAAGAATCAAAGCAAGAAAAGAACAGACATAGCAGACATCAAACTTTTCTAAAATTGCTCCCTTTGATTGTTTTTGCGATACCATCCTGAATGGAAGAGATTCTTAAATACTTGCCTCTTTTTTCTCCTTTATCGGTATTTCTTTGGTTCTTAATCAGAAAGGAAGTGAAAGCTCAAATATTAAAATTTCGTGATGAACAAAGGGAATACGCCGATTCGAAAATAAAGGAAGTAAAAGACGAATGTAAAAATCTTTTGTTTCAAGAACGGTCAAAAACAGATCGTATTTCGGATCGGATGATGGAATTAGAAAAAACGCATACGATGGAAATCGCACTTCTTCGACAAACGGCTTCAACAACTGACAAACGGTTAGATACGATTGAAACTCGAATCGAAAAGCTCGATAGCAAGTTTGACGAGAAATTCGACGAACAGAAAGAACTCCTCCACAAAATTCACTCAAAGGTTCAAAACGGAGGAATCACAAAATGATCTTACAAATTCTAAATCTTTTACTTCCACTCATTAGGAAACTTCTAAATCTAAAAACGATTCAAACAAATCAAAACTATTGGAACGAGTCTCGACTCGCAGAAGCTTATACGAATAAGATTTCGAAAGAAAAAACGTTTGATTCTATTTCAGAAATTGCAACACAAAAGAATCCGCTTTTCTTTGCACCGGTGTCAAATCCTCATATCACCTCGAAATACGGATGGCGGTACTTAAATATCGACGGAAAGAAATCCAAGCAATTCCATTTAGGAATTGATCTCGGAGGTTATAACGACGTATTTGCTCCCGAAGACTGCGTGATCAAATCTATTCTCGGGAGGGATCCACAATATCCGGTAAAGTTTCGCTTTGAAATACACACCTGGGTCAACTTGGTAAAATCGGGTGAAGTTCCGGAAGATCGCGCTTGGACTCCCTTCGTCCTCGCCGTGGGCGTTCATTCAAAAAACCTTTATAAATTTAAGCACGTTGATCCAAAAGTTAGGAAAGGCAGAAAAGTCAGCGCAGGCGATCTGATCGGAAAATCCGGAAATTTTGGATATAGCTTAGGTGCGCATCTGCATTTCGAGGTTTGGCCTTGGGATGAGAAGACTCAGGATTGGAAAAAAGAAACCGATCCCGAAAAGTTCTTAAAAGAAAAAGGACTGCTATAAGGAAGGCTTTGTATGATCGAATCTATTATTGAACTTCTGCCCACAGTCCTTTTGAACGGGCTTTATATGAGTCTCGTTTTGACTGTTTCGCAAGTCTTGTTTCGAAATCTCCCTTATCGTTTCTTACTTAAAAACAAGAGACCCGTTGTGTTTGTAGTCGCTACGTTAATCGCCGTTCCATACAACATTTTTTACTGGATTACGATGCCGGAAGCTTTCACGTACTGCGTTTCGTTCGATTCTGTTAAAGAAGAGATTTGCAAAATTCTTCCAGGTTGGACGCTCGCGGTTTATCAATCGATTCGACTTTTCGTTTGTTATCTCGCTACAATTCTACTCTACAATAAAATCGTGAAGAGTGTTTTCGAAAGATCCGGACTTGGGCATGCGCAACCGGACACCCTTGTTAAAAAAGACGCCGTCGATATCGATTAAGAGGCTATCATGGATCAAATTATTTTTAAAAGTCTAAAAAACTATAAGTACCAACTTGTAAAGCCGTATAAATTTCAAACGGATATTCGGACAAAGATACCTGTACAGTTGGGAAACCCAGACGTTAAAATTTTTGTGGATATGACTCCGGACGGTCTACTGAGTATAGACGCCGGATACGCATGGGACGGACCGAGCGGACCTACAATTGATACAAAGACCTTTCTACGCGGCTCACTTGTACACGATGCCTTGTATCAATTGATGCGAGAGAAAAAATTAGATTGGCAGTTATACCGGGATCCAGCAGATCAATTGTTAAAACAAATCTGCCTTGAAGATGGTATGAACTCTTTTCGAGCCGCGTACGTCTATCGATTTGTGCGTTGGTTCGGAGAATCTTGGTAG